GAAGCTAAACAATTATGTGAGTGGATATCCACGGAGACGTTCAAGGAAGAAGTAAGAAAAATTCAGAAGTTGAACAATGCTTATTCAATGAGCATCAGTAGATTTAATCGGTTGCCGAGTTATCATTGACCACGAAGATTTTTTAACTTATGATTTTAAAATGAAGTTCGATTTAGTGGTGGGTAATCCTCCTTTTAAAGAATTGGCTACCAATGGTCGCTGAAAATACTTGACAGACCAGTGTAAATAGTGTACACTGGTCTGTAATGTTAGACATCATATCTTTTATTCCTGGTAGAAAAAAACAGAGTCCTTCTGGATGGGTATCATTCAACGCAGTCTGTTGTCATCATCGTGGTAACAGTCAAGATAAGCGTGGTCGGGGTGGTATCAAGACTGAGTCTGATGGTAGTTGGGTTCATCACTGTTTCAACTGTGGTTTCAAGGCTAACTTCACGCCCGGCAGACCACTGAGTAGGAACGCAAAACAACTTCTTCAGTGGTTGGGGGTAGATGAACTCACTATTGAGAGGGTTAGTCTTGAGAGTCTGAGACACAAGAGCATCACTGACTTGCTATCTAGTAAGGTAGTGTCCAGATGGCAGCCCAACTTCAAAAAACAACAGTTACCTGATGGGTTACAACTCATTGATGACTCTGATATTGGTCATAAAAAATATGTTGACTATCTGGTTGGTCGTAGTGTAGAATATGATAAGTATCCGTTCATGGTCATTCCAAACGGACCAGGACGCGAGAAGAACAAAATAGTCATTCCGTTCACTCATGCCAACCAACTAGTGGGGTACTGTAGCCGATATTTAGACAATAGAACACCAAAATACATCAACCATACGCAACCAGGGTATGTGTTCGGTACTGACCTACAAAAACCAGAATGGGACATTGTATTTGTTGTTGAGGGCGTATTCGACGCAATAGCTATCAATGGTTTAGCCATCTTACATGGTGATATCAGTGAAAAACAGGTCGACCTAATAAAAGCACTAGATAAACGAGTCATTGTCGTTCCTGATAGGGACAAGGCGGGCGGTAAATTAATCACTAGAGCAATTGAACTAGGTTGGGCAGTAAGTTTTCCAGACTGGGACAATGACATCAAAGACGCCAATGATGCCGTCCACCGTTACGGAAAGTTAGCAACAATAATATCCATAGTGGATTCAGTGGAGACATCTAAAATTAAAATAAAGTTAAGAAGAAAGAAATCATGTTAACTGAATATTCACCAGACGTACAGAAATTATTCTTGGAGTTTATGCTGCAAGATGCTCAAAGTTATGTTAGGGTTCAGAATGTTTTCAACCCAAAGAATTTTGACAGGAAGTTACAACCAGTAGCTAAGTTTATTGCCGAACATTCTGAAAAATACGGAACATTACCGGAACGGTCACAGATATTAGCCACCACTGGTGTCAGACTTGATGAAATTCCAGACTTATCTGATGGTCATCTTGATTGGTTCTTTGTAGAGTTTGAGAATTTCACACGACGTCAGGAACTAGAACGAGCCATTCTAAAGTCGGCCGATCTATTAGAGAAGGGTGATTTTGGACCCGTTGAAAAGTTAATCAAGGACGCCATTCAAGTTGGTCTGACCAAGGATATGGGCACGGATTACTTTGCTGATCCAAAGGGTCGTATTGAGAGATACTTTAACAGTGGTGGACAGGTTAGCACTGGATGGCCACAATTAGATAAGATCATGTATGGTGGGTTTAGTCGTGGTGAACTCAATATCTTCGCTGGTGGTAGTGGTAGTGGTAAATCACTGGTAATGATGAATTTAGCACTCAACTGGTTGACTAACCAAGGTCTCAGTGGTATTTACATTACATTAGAGTTGAGTGAAGAATTAGCCAGTCTGAGAACTGATGCGATGTTGACCGACACTAGCACCAAAGAAATTCGACGAAATATTGAGACAACTGAACTCAAGGTTAGGATGGCATCCAAGAAGGCTGGTCAATATCGTGTGAAGTATCTTCCAGCTCAGAGTAACATCAATGACATTAGAAGTTATCTAAAAGAAGTTCAAATTCAACACGATATCAAGGTAGACTTTATTATGATAGACTATCTTGATCTACTTATGCCGGTGAGTACCAAGGTTAGTCCATCTGATCTGTTTATCAAAGACAAGTATGTATCAGAAGAGTTACGAAACTTAGCTAAGGAACTGAATGTGTTGATGGTAACAGCATCACAGTTGAATAGAAGTGCTGTTGAGGAAATTGAGTTTGATCACAGTCATATTTCTGGTGGTATTAGTAAGATCAACACAGCAGATAATGTGTTTGGTATCTTTACCAGTAGAGCAATGAGAGAACGAGGCCGGTATCAGATTCAGTGTATGAAATCAAGAAGTAGTACTGGTGTTGGACAAAAGATTGACCTTGAATACAATATGGAAACAATGAGAATCACTGATTTGGGTAGTGACGAACAAGAAAGTTCTGGTTATGTTCGTAAACCTTCTATTCTAGATTCAACCAACTCACAACATACATTTACAAGTCATCCAGTCAATGAAACTGTAGAAAATAATACTGGAGAGGTACAAAACACTAGGTTACAACAACTACTCAGTAAGATTAACTCTAGATGATTTGCGATAAATAATAGTATTACTATTACTAATATTATTAATCTTTAAGAAAGACCATGCAGAAAAAAACCCGCAGTTTATTAGAAGAACTTGAGTCTTTGTATGTTGACCGTGATCGTAAACACATCATGGAAAATCGTGCTGCTAATGTGATGTCTAGTGCTATTCGATTGGTTGAACAAATCGAAGAAACCTACACACCAGAAGAATCAGACATTCTAATCAGGAAGTTACTCAATGCTATTCGTCTTAAAGATCCGTCCAAGTTTAATAGATCGTTGAGAAAATTAGATGCTAATTCACCAAATAACACAACCAAGAAAAAACCAGATTGATGAGGGAGTGCTCGACGCTGCCAAACAAGGTTTAGGAAAACTTGCTAACTATGGACTAGATAAAGCAAAAAGATCTAATCTAGCTACCAGTGCTAGAAATATTAGTCAGGCTGTTAGTCAACGATCGCGTAGTGGCGGTGATATTGGTGATGAGTATGCTATTCGTCAACAGGGTTCAAGAGTATTAAAGTTTTGGAAGAACTACACACAGAAATTCGCCAATAGTATCCGAGATCCACAACAACGAGAACAGTATCTAACGGGTCAGAGTGATCTTTATCGTAGACAACTGATTCAATTCGTTGAGACTAATTTGCTAGGAAGAACTCCCATTGGAAATTTCGAAAACGGCGATCAGATAATGGAAATTATCAATGAATTGAGTGGGTTTCCTGCTACTGGATCACAACCAACTCAACAGTCACAACCGTCGCAACGTCCAGCACAGACTACTCAACAACCAGTTCAACCAGTTCAACCAAAACGTCCGACTCCAATGGTTACTCCACGAGGAGTAAAAGTGACATCTGGTGAACCAAGAATTCTCAACTTCAAGAACACAGACTTCGTTAGAAATGAAACGGGTGAGTGGTCTACTCTAAAGGGAAATAGACCAGCATCACCTCCACTACAAGCGTTTCTTGATAAGGAAGATGATTATCTTGATACTCTGAACGAGGGATTTGCTGGTCCAGAAAACGAAGAATTAGAGTTATTCAACGATCTGATTAGAATGACTTCAGTAGCAACCACAAAGACCGACGATGATTCAGAAAGCAGAACGGGTAAAAAGAAAAAGTCAATAAAACAACAGGTTACTCCTGGAACGGTTGTCAACTCAACTGGAAACGATGAAGCGGACAGAGCATTAGCTAAAATGGGTTACAAAGTCCAATGAGTCGACCGATATTCTTAGATAAGCACGGCAAACTTCATACTCAACGAATTGCCCAAACAGACATCAGAGAAACGGTGGCCTGGTTGGATATGATGTTTCCTGAGTTGGAACTGCTCGACAATATGGTAGGAAGCACTGGTATCAAACCAACCAGCAGCAATATTGATCTTGTGGTAGATACCTCTAAGATCAAGTTAGACCAGATATTTGTCTACTTAGTTCATTGGGCTCATGGTAATAAGATGAAACCCAGTCTTTATGTCAAGTCAGGTTCAAATATCGTGTTCTTT